AGGCTGCAACTATTACCGCCTCATTATAAGAATCATCTCCTAAGTTAGTTTTTAAATGTGTAATCAATTCTTCTTTTGTCCATTTTTTACTCATATACAACCCTTTGTTATGTAATTTCTTTATGTTTCTATTTCCTTTTCAGACACTTCATTCATCAATGTTATGTCAGTTCTAAGTAATGCTCTGCTATGTATTTAGTGTACGCTGGCGGTACACACTCTTTCAGACCGTTAAAACTCATCCAGTTAATACCATACGCCAATGGAGCGTTTTTAACGGTTTTAGGCTTCATCCCTAATATGAATCTTTTTTCTCTGCTAGCCTTACTAGCGGTGGTTACGAGTAACGGGATTCGACTGTGGTCGCATTTTCGTGGCGCAATTACACTAAAGCTAGTCTCAAAGTATCTATGACGCTGGCACCTTAGTTTAAACATTGAGCCACAAAGCATCAACGGATTTACTAATTCTCCCTTAGCACCAGCCACATTTTCTATAACATAAGGCTTGCCTATTTTTGTCAGCAAATCTCTTAACAGAGGTATTAATTTAGGATATTTTTCCTTATGGTCTTTAGGTGTCAAGTGACTATAACCTTGGCATGGTGGACTTGCATGTATAAAGTCAAAATCTTTGCCATGCTTATCAAGAAATTCCATAGCATCCCCAACTATTAATTTATGTGGATTTCTTGAATAATAATTAATGTCAACACCTGTTATATCAAAACCCGCCATCGCATAGCCCATTCCTGCGCCACCCTCACAGCAAAAAAGATCGAGTAATTTCATTATGTTTCTATTTCCTCCGTGAAGATAGACTTTAATTCAGACACTTCATTCATCAATTTAAGTAATTCATCAACTCTTCTTTTTTCAATCTCTAAAAATGAATCTAAAAGTTTTATTTCTTTTTTTAAAAGGTCGCAATTGTTCCCGCAACCGCATTTGCTACATTTCATAATTGCCAAGTCTCCATTGGTACAAATTGTGGTGGCGTACAAAGAAAACAAAATAATGTTTCTTCAGTAACTTTTTTGGTTTTTTCTTTTTCAGGAGTTACTAACAAAATGCGAGAATCAATTTTTCCGTTAAGATAGTAAACATTGATATTTAGGTAATTTATGTTT